ATAATCAGTCAACTTTAATTCAAAATGACATTGACCGTGTATCTGGTGTATCTGAATACCAGCGTGGTGCAATCCCAGAAACAACTAGAACTGCCCGCGAAGCATCAATCATTGCTGAAGCTGGTAATGCTAGAGTGGCTGAAAAGCTTGTGTCAATTGAAAATGCTATAGCTCAATGCGCTTCTAATCTTATAATGCTAGCTCAACAGTTTTTAACTGGAGAGCAGACTGTAAGAATAATTGGCACCGAAAATGCTCCAGTCTGGTTAACATTTGATAAAGATTATATATCTGGTGAGTTTGATTTTGATGTTGAGGCAGGTTCAACTGCTCCAAGAAACGAAGCTTTCCGCAGAGATATGGCATTACAGATTGTTTCAGCAATGCAACCATTTGCCCAAGCTGGACTTGTTAACTTGCCAAAGTTGGCAGAATACGTATTGTCGCAAGGATTTGGGGTAAAAGACCCAGGTTCATTCTTGCAAGAACAACCACCACCAGAACCAGAAGCTCCACCAATGCCACCAGAAATGGCTGGTATGCCACCAGAAATGGCTGGTATGCCACCAGGTATGGAGGGTATGCCACCAGAGATGATGGAAGGTATGCCACCACAGTTACCACCTGGCATGATACCTGGGGCACCAATCCAAGGTCCAGCACCACAGGTTGGGGCAAACCCAGCAGCTTCTCTACAAGGACTACCGCCTGAAGTATTACAAGCATTATTAGGTGGACAGTAAAAGATAGGTAAAGAAAATATCTATAGTGTAGGCTTAATGCTTATAATAGGAATAACCAACGAAGGATAGGACTCCATCAATGACAGATAATAATAATATTGCTAACCCTGAAAACGTAGTTGACCCCGCCGCAAACGGACAAGTTGATGAAGTGACAGAGGTCGTAGCAGAAACTCCAGAACAAGAATTAGATTTCTTTGACTACACAGAGGTTGGCGATAAATACGTCAAACTCCAAGTGGATGGCGAAGAGGTATCGGTTCCCGTTAAGGAGGCTCTAGCTGGGTACCAGCGTCAAGCGGATTATACCCGTAAGACACAGGAACTTAGCGAACAAAGAAAGCAAGTACAGTTTGCAGCAACGTTAGCAGAATCTCTGCAAAACGACCCAGCAGGCACCTTGCAGGCTTTACAGCAGCACTACGGTGTAGGAACGGTTGCAGCAATTCCTGAAGAAGAGGAATGGTTAGACCCAGCTGAAAAGCAACTTCGACAGTTAGAACAACGCATTGCAGCTTTCGAGCAATCAAAAGCTATGGATGAGTTAACTAGAACTATCGATTCTTTGCAAAGCAAATATGGTGATGACTTTAACGCTGATGAAATCGTAGCTAAAGCTCTAACAACAGGTTCGACTGATTTAGAAGCAATCTTTAAACAGATTACTTTTGATAAAGTTTATTCTAAAGCCTCAGAGGCAGAGAAGAAACTAGCAGAAGAACAGTCTAGAATTGAAGCAAAACGTTCAGCATCAGTGGTTTCTGGTGGCTCTGCCAACAAAAATTCAGCCGCACCAAAAGCTGCTAAACCAACGTCAGTTTTTGAAGCCTTTGAACAGGCTAAGAAGACGTTAAATTATTAACCAAACAACAACAAACAGGAGATATTAACATGGCCGGTAATCCCGACTTTAATTCACTGTTATCAACTACGTTGCAAAACTACCAGCCAACGCTGGTTGATAACATTTTCAAGGACCTTGTCCTTCTTAACCACCTCAATGAGCGCGGACGTGTCCGTGTTGAAGAGGGCGGCACCCAAATCATAGAACCATTGATGTACGCAGTAAACGATACTGTTGCAACATACAGTGGCTACGATGCAATTGACCTTACCCCACAGGAAGGCATTTCAGCTGCAGAGTACGATTGGAAGCAGATGGCTGCTTCTATCGCAATCAGCGGTATTGAAGAAGCAAAGAACCGTGGCACCGAGGCAATCATCAAACTGTTGAATGCTAAAATCATGCAAGCTGAAATGTCGCTTAAGACAACTCTTAACGAGCAGCTTTATGGTTCAGCATCAGCTGGAAGCGACTTCAATGGTCTTGGTAACATAGTTGCTACCCAGAACAACACAGTCGGTGGCATTGACTCAACAACAAACACATGGTGGAACCCAACACAGGGAACCACGATGGGTGCAACACTTGCACTTCAGAACATGGCTGACGTATACAACCGTGCTTCAAAGGGCTCTGATGTTCCTGACCTTATCGTCACGAACACCAGCTTGTTCGAGAAGTATGAGTCACTGTTAACCAATAACGTTCGTTACCAAGACGTTGCTAAGGCAAATGCTGGTTTCCAGAACTTGATGTTCAAGCAGACACCAATCGTGTTTGACCTTGAATTGGCAGTTGACACCTCCGATGCGCCGATGTACTTCCTTAATACGAAGTACCTCAAGCTCACCGGCTTGAATGGTTACTGGTTCACCACCACAGACTTCATGAACGGCACTGTAGCAGGCGTTGACGCCCGTTATGCCCTCGTGTTGGCCTATGGTCAGTTGACCTGCAGCAACCGTCAACGTCAGGGTTACTTGACAGCAGACGCTACCTACGCGTAATAGGTAAAGATGTAGTTGGTGCTGGGAGTTTAAAGGTTGTCATCCTTCGGGCAACTCTCCCAGTGCCAGCTATTTATAAAAACAAACAAACAACAATTTCAATCAACATGATTGATTAGAGAGAACAGGTAATAATCATGACTACAAATAAATTCATAGTAGAAAGAACAGTAGTAGGAGAGGATAACACAACTGTTGCCATAACCTACACTGACGTAGCAGGCTTGTCCTTTTACGGCAAAGCAGGCGAAGTATACAAGTTCCATGCAAAAGTTGTATACGATGTTAATGCGACTAGCACAGGAGTTAACTTTTCTGTAAATGGTCCAACAGCATCGGTTATATCTTACCGTTCAGAAGTTTCAACTTCAGCAACAGCTGAAGCTGTAAACTTTGGCAACGCTTATGACCTTCCAGCAGCTGCTCAAACCACAGGCTCTGCATTTACCGCAGATAACATTGCAATCGTTGAGGGTGTAATTTCACCTTCGGCAGATGGCACGATTGTTATTCGTGGCATTAGAGAAGATGCTGTAAGCGCCACATGCACAGTACAGGGTGCAAGCTCTGTCCTTACATGGAGCCGCATTGACTGGCCAGTTGAAGCCTAATTTAGCTACCTAGGACACATGCCACCAGGGGTTAATATCCTCTGGTGGCATGTTCTACAATAAGACACTTTTTAATAACGAAGGAGACAAAATATGAACAAAGAATTCCAAAGCCAAAGCCAGGGATTAGCTGGCACACAACCATATGGAACCGTAGAAGGAACACGCCATGTGGGTAACGGTCGTTTAGCTTATCACGGCTCGGGTGTAGAGATTGCTCCACCATCAGGGATTGCTTACGGTGGTGTACATTACAAGCGCGGTTTATGCCAAGCAATGAATAAAAAAGAAGAAGAATGCAAGGCACCAAAAGCAAAAGGCACAGACTACTGCATTGGTCATTTGAATGCATTAAATAAACTTGGTGAAAAAGAAGAAGAAAATAATAAAGAAGAAGCCTCAGAGTAGGAGTTTTAAATGGCTATAAACTTTGCAAGTGCCAACCTTACGCTTGCGCAAATGCGCACGTTTGTTGGTGAACTTTCCGACTTAGATATTGGCTTTGATGAAAATGACGATATCTCAACAGACCTTGTTAATGGTTTTATTAAAGAAGGTTTTCAGAAAGTTGTAGCCTTAAGCAATCGTTGGCCGTACTACCAAACAACTTATGGGCTTGGTGTAGTCGAAAACGTTAGAGCTTATACATCTTTTGTACAAACGCAACCTACTGCAATTGGAAGTTCAACAAAAGCTATTACTGATATAGCGCAAATAACAGCTGTAATAAATACCGATACAAATTATCAAGGCAATTCATTAATTTACATTGACCAAGCTAGAGCAGAATCAATCTGGGTTGGAACTTCTGACCAACAAGGTCTTCCATCATATTTCTCAATATGGGCTGACCAAGTAAACCTTTGGCCAAAGCCTGATAATAATTATTCTTTTACCATTAGAGGTTTCCGTAATCCATCATTAACATGGATGCAAAACGAAGGCGACCCAATTGATATTTCGCCACAACTA